GGGATAGTCGTTTCTTCTCACCTCCTTGGAAGAACCTTTCATAAAACGAATGTTAGCAACGCAGTACTTCTTTACAGAAGTGTGACTCAAAACTGACTCCGTCTATTTCCACAGCAACCAACCCCTGGCGAGAATACAATTTCTTGCGGATCATCCGCGCCCTCTCAGGTCCATTCAACCCCTTTCCGATCAGTCTGGTCCTAGTGAACATCTTTCCAAAACCCCGCAACTGCCCGTAAAGCACATGCTCCAAAGGTTTCAAATAGGTGGCTAATTCCAAGTTGTAACGAGGATCCCTGCCCATTATCACCCTAGGCTTGTTAACCTTATGCCTAACCAACTTCTCCCCCTTGACAAAGGCCTTTACGACAGCGTCCCGTGGGGTCGCAGGACCATCCTCAAGCAAAGATAGAGCTGCTGTCTCGTACCTGACACGAAGCCTAGCTTGCTTATATGAAGCCACCACGTCATTAACCGGCATGGATTCGAGGGCACCAATCCTGGCGTACGCCAATCGCCCGACACGACGAGCCAACCTGGAAAACCAGGCTAGCCCGTCGGCGGTGGCAGGCTCAAAAGCCCGCATGGTGCGCAACCTCAAACCCTCAGCTAAATTATGGTGACAGGGAGAATGAACTTGAGGGTGCCAAACCCCCGGTAGGCAAGGGGTATTGACTCTAAACATGGTACGCCTACCTAGCTCACAAAAGTCAGTCTCGGAAGTTGGCAAAACTATTGAGCACCCCCTCTTCAAAGGCACTACGGTGCCCCGGCCAAGGCAGGTTGACGCCACCATTCCGAAACTTTCCTAAGTTTGCATATTAAGTTGCGGCACCCCCGCCGCCAGCAGTCTTTCGTCCGACTTGCCTAGCATCCAGCCCAACGGCCCCTGTAAGTAATCAGCGAAGCGTCTAGGTGGGTTAGAAACCAAACGTCCCGAGGCAAGCGGCCCCAAAACGTTGACTCCCCACCTACCCGCGGCTCCTCTGAGCGCACCAACAGCTGCGACCTCATCGGGTGATGGCAAAGTGGCCATGACAACGGAGCCGGGCATAACCCGGACCAAGTCAAGTACATCCATGCCAACCTCCTCAGCCCACAACCTAGCACGCGACCTGAGCGAGGCCAGCAAAGCGGCGCCAGGAGGCCTAAACATCCTAACCGCCACCAAGCGAGCCACCAGCTCAGGACTAACCCACAGGGCCCGAGAAGCGCGTGCGCCATTCTCGAAAGGAACCTGCACCAACTGCAAAACCCTCTGCTCCTCGGTACCTTCTTTTAGCACAAGGTCCTTAACGTTGACAACCTTGGCAGAAGTGCCAGAGAAGTAAGAATCCATCCAAGCGCGAGCAGGGCTGACATTGCCACAACGACCGAGGTCTGACCACCAGGTCGATGCGACAACCGCTCTCTCCACAGCTCTCGTGAACCTTCCTCTCCGCCTCAATCTAGTACCGCCGGCAACAGAAGAATCCGCAGCAGCCTCCGACCGCCCCGACGCGGTTACCGAGCGTTGTGTAGTTGACTCCCCGCTCTGGGAGCTAGCAGCTTGACTATTACCAAAACCGCCACTGCTAGCGGTGTGGAACGAAATGGAAGGGGAAACAGGCACACGAGGCAAATTCACTCTAATAGAGCTACCAAACGATATTTCAGAAACTGTGTCCATCATGTGCTAGTGTGAGATGGCCCGCTCGGGCCGTTCGAGCCCTATGACTTTGATTATACTGACGTATCTATGGGCATCTGTCAGTCGGTGGCTGCCTCCACCGTGGCGCCTACGCCTAAGCACACGAGCACGTGCTAAAACACCTACGCCCTCCGGCGAGCCACGTCGAAACGCCTAGCTAAGCTAGGTTTACAGACACGCCCAACCCGTAGGCCCAGTAATCTGCTCGAACGCAGGTGTCAGCTTCAGCAAGAAACAAACTAATACGTATACCCCGCTC